CACCGCATCAAGGAGGCGAGGGCACAACTCGCAAGGTTGCACGGCGACGCCTAACCCCAGTTAGACCCCAAATGCGTCGCATAACCTGGCCATGGCCAAGTTTTGCGACACTGCCCCCAGAGGCACAAAAAACAAGGATTCCCATGCGCTGTACGATCTACGCTCGATACTCAACCGACCGGCAAACCGAGTCATCCATTCGTGACCAGGTGCAGGCAGCTGCCACCTACGCCAAGGCCCAGGGCTGGATCGTGGTGGCTACACACACGGACTCTGAACAGTCTGGATCCACCCCGGTGGCCATGAGGCCTGGTGGGAAGGCCATGCTGGCCGACGTCATGGCCAAGCGCTTTGACATCCTGCTGGTGGAAGACCTGAGCCGACTCAGCCGCCAGGTGGCCGAGTCAGAAAGCCTGATCCACCGGCTGGAGTCGCGTGGCATTCGTATCGTCGGCATGTCGGACGCGTATGACACCAAGTCGAAGGGCCGGAAGGTCATGCGGATAGCTCGCGGCATGATCAACGAGCTGTACATCGACGACGTGCGCGACAAGACGCACCGAGGCATGGTGGGCAACATGAGCCGTGGCATGTCTGCCGGCGGCCGCACCTACGGCTACAAGAGCACAAAGACGGCGATCGGCTACCAGCTCGTGGTCGACCAGGAAGAAGCCGAGCACGTGCGGTGGGTCTTCGAACAGATCGCCGATGGCCACTCCCCCCGCTGGGTGGCCTACCAGCTCAACGAACGCGGCATCCCTAGCGCTCGATGCAGCACATGGGCCGTGAGCGCGATCGTGGGCAGCTCGGCCAAAGGCCTGGGCATGCTCAACAACCAGCTCTACATCGGACGCCACATCTGGAACCGCTCCAACTGGGTAAAGGATCCAGACACCGGCAAGCGCCGCCGCGTAGACCGGCCAGAGAGCGAATGGATTACCCGCGCAGACGAAACCCTGCGGATCATTGACCAGGATCTGTGGGACCGCGTGCAGGCCCGCCTGCAGGGCAACAAGCGGCCAGGATCAGGCCCGAAGGGTGGTGTTCACCGCACGCTGTTCGGTGGCCTGATTCGCTGCGGTGTGTGCGGTGGCCCGATCATCGCCGTCAACTCGTCCCGCTATGGCTGCGGCATCCACAAGGACCGTGGCGACACCGTGTGCAGCAACAAGCGCACGATCGCCAGAGAGACGCTGGATGCGCGCCTGCTGGCAGCCGTTCGGGAGGAGCTGCTGCAGCCCGACCTCCTGCCGATCGTCAAGGCTGAGGTGAAGCGCCTCATGGCCCTGCGCAGCCGAACCAACAGGATGTCCACGGCAGACGCCAAGAAGCGCCTGCAGGAGGTTGAAGGTCAGATTGGCAACCTGGTGGCAGCGCTGGCATCTGTAGGCTTCAGCGCGGCCGTTGCAGCTGCTCTGAAGGCTGCAGAAACCGAGAAGGACGAGCTGCAGTCGCTGCTGGCCAGCAAGATGCCCAGCAACACGGCCATGACCATCGACGATGTCGAAACGCGCTACAAGAGGCTGCTGATGCGTCTGCGAACGGCCCTTGAGGCAGAGGACCGGGCCTCGGTGCGCTCGATGCTTGAGCAGCTGCTGGGCCAGATGACGTTTGCGCCGCAGGGCGAAGAGGTCGCCATCGGCTTTGATGAGCCCGCCGAGCGGTTGCTTTATGCAACCGCTGGCGAGTCTCTGGGTGTGGTTGCGGGGGCCCGCAATTTCACCCGGAGATCTATTTTCGTGCGCTGATTCCCTAGAAGAGGCCCGCCGGATCTTCGGCGGGATCCCAGGACCAGATCACTAGTTCCTTGCGGGGAACCGCCTTGGCTCCACCGCCCACGGTGTACGCGATGTCCAGGGTTTCCATATGGAAGCCGTTAAAGCACCTGCGGATATCCGGGTGGTCATTGATCGACAGCATGGCCTTGCCCTTCAGGCCGCGCATGACTTCCGCCATCTGCTCATAGCGGGAAAACGGAAACGGCACGCCATAGCCTTCCGTTTCCCAGTAGGGGGGATCCAGGTAGAAGAAGCTGTGCGGCCGGTCATACCGCTCCATGCACACCTTCCAGTCAAGCCGCTCGATGTACGTGGCCGAGAGCCGGAGGTGTGCCGCGCTGAGCTGCTCCTCGATACGAAGCAGATTCACAGGCGGGGCTGTGGTGGCTGTTCCCCAGCTTTGCCCCTCCAGCTTCGCGCCAAAGCACTGGTGCTGGAGGTAGTAGAACCGAGCCGCACGCTGCACATCGGTCAGCGTCTCGGGGGGCGTGTCCTGGATCCACTTGAACACCTCCCTGCTTGAGAGTGCCCACTTGAACTGCCGGACAAACTCCTCCAGGTGGTGTTTTACGACCCGGTACAGGTTGACCAGGTCGCCATTAACGTCATTGATCACCTCCACCTCTGCCGGCGGCCGGAGGAAGTAAAGCGCCGCTCCCCCTGCAAAAACTTCCACATAGCAGGAATGGGCCGGAAAACGGGGTATCAACTGATCGGCGAGACGCCTTTTACCGCCGATCCAGGGGATGATGGGTTGTGCCATGAGTTGCTCCAGGTGTGGTTAACTCCCCGCACCGTCGACGGTGGCAGGGCCTTGGCTGGGCTCACAGGCGTGTTCTGTGGTCTGGTGTCCTGTCAGGGTGCTCCAACATCCTGACTGGTCGCCCTGTCTTTTTTCTCGGGATTGCATACCCCGAGCATCGTTGTGACGTACCCCTGCAGGCCCGTCACTTGGATACTGAGTTCGTCAGCGACTGCTGCCACCGATCGATATTCGCGGCCGCACTCGCCGAGTGCTCTGGCTGCTGCGGCCGCTTCATGAGCGAAGGATCCGGATCCGGTACTCTGGCCAGCCTCGGTTGCACGGCGAAGTAGGTCGTCGGTGGCGAGCTGCAGCCGCTGATCAGCAGTGCGAGCGCGCTCGCTTGAAGCACGCGCCAGGTCTTTGAGGTGGTTCTGTTCAACTTGGTTCTCCAGTGCGGCGATCGCCGCTTCGGTTTCGAGCCTGGCCACGCGCTGTTCAGCGGCCAGCAATGCCTTGTTGCTGATCGCCACGATCAGATCCCGCTCAGTCTGTGCGGCCGCACTTGCCACCTGGTGGACGGCCCGCTGATGCCATGCCACAGCGCCATAGGCGGCAGCGATCAACGCCAGTACGGCGATGCCATAGGCAGCCAACCTGGTCATACAGCACCTACCTGCGCACGCGTCAACGCGTCCAATGCGCCGAGGTACAGCTGCGTCCGCTGCGACAGGCCAAGCATCGCAGGCCCATTGATGCGGCGGGTGATACCGGCGGTGTCACCCTTGTCAGCCAGGGCATTGAGGCCATGCTCGGACCAGTACCAGGCGGCAGTCAGTGCCGCATCCGAAGGCTCGGAAACCAGCTCAGGCTTCTCGATGTAAGGCCGCTGGAGACCAGCGGCTGCCGCTGCATAGTTGGCTCGCCCCGTGAGCCCCAAAAGGCCACGGCCACGGTATCGCCAGCCATCACCTGACCCGGGCTCGCCATTGCCGTTTTTGCCGGCATAGACCACGTTGGCCAGGGCTTCCGGCTTGCCCGCAAGGGACCTGGCCACACTCTCGTTGGGGATCCGACTTTTGAACACCTCGGCGATGTGGTCTGGACGCCTGTAGAACAGGTCTTCCTCCAGAGCGGAAAAGCCCCTGGACTCGTGCGAGCACTGGGCCAGGAATGCAGCCAGGCGCCGAGGCGTCGATATGTCGAACAGCGCGCATGCCGCCGAAAGCGGATCTGCAAATGCCTTGGCTTGCGTGGCGTTCAAGCCCGCCTCGATCAAAAGGCGTGGGGTGATTTTCAGCATGTCAACCTTCCTTCACCCGCGTGCGGATGATCAGAACTGCAAAGCCCACGATCACGCAGACGTCCTGGAGCGTGGGTTTCTCAAGCGGCAACAGCGGAGTGACCAGCGCACCCGCACCACCAATGGCGAGGCATGACCAGGCCACGGCCTTCAGGCAGGCCGATGCTCGTTGTCGAATCGTCATGCCCTTGGAAAAGGGCTGAGTGCGCTCCAGCTTGTTGAGCGCCTCGGCCAGCACCACGATGCCGGCCAGGAAGTGGAGGGTTGAAATAATCACGCTTCACCCACCTTTCCTGCTGTGCGCTTGACCATGGCCGTCACGATGGCCTGCGCCCCTGCACCGATCACAAACGCACCAGACCCCAATCCGCTCTCTGGAGAGAACAGGGCTGCAAGTACTGGCGCAAGCGGTGGTGCCAAGTACCCTGCTGTCAAGCTCGAGGCTGCGGCTACTACCATCCGGCGAAGACTGGTGCGGATCAACTGGCGCCATGTATCGCCTTCAGTCGGCACAGTGTTGAGCAGCACGATCGCAACCACCGCACCTGAGAATCCGGCTACCAATACATCGGGCCGAAGCCCTAGTTGGACACCGAACAGCGTGATGGTCTGAATCGATACCGCAGACGCGGCCAACGTAGCGGTGGCCGTCGACGTCGGTTCTGGCATGTGCGCTCCTATTTTTTGATGGACGTAAAAAACCCGCCGAAGCGGGTTACTGGTTGAATTCGATCTATACGTACACGCGTTTTTAGATTTGTGACTTAACTCGTGAGGTAAAAGCCACTCATAGAGATAATCGGGCTAGAGCTTGAAAAATCTGCATGTGTCAGAGTTCCCTGGTTCCCTGCCGTTGTCATTCGTGAGAAGTAAAGTTTGTCATTTGGCGTGTAGCTCGCGCGCGCCATAATCGATGCGACTCCCGTCGTCCCGCTTATCGATGCCACACCACTTGGGTTGTCATAGGTGTCCGTGCGATAGGGCAAACCCCCTATTTCCACAACTCCAGTACCTGAACCGCGACTCCCCAGGGATATTCCAGCGATGTAGAAAACGAGATTGCCAATGCGCGTGAACTTACCCGACTGCGAGTAATAGGTGACACCAGTAGAAGATCCGCCTTGTGAATAGGTAGGCGTGAATGTCCCCTCCTCATACCAATCGAGCGTATTTGGGTCAGTTCTCAATACATTGCCCGGCTTCAATCCATACGCTGCATTCAAAACAGCCACCATAGGGACACTGCCGTCTGACTCAATCGGCGTCCCAGCCGAAATCATTGCGGATATCGTTGACTGCAGGGTGTTGACGTGATCAAGCAATGCCTCCAACTGCGCCCTGCCAAGGCTCGGATCATCCGACCCAGCATCAATGTTGGTTTTGAGAAGGGTCGCAAGACCCGGATTAGCTGGCCATGAACTCATGATGCAATTCCTTCAATAGTCCAATCGATCAAGCAGTCCGAAAGAACACCTGACCCGTTAAAAATCTTGATGTGCGGGCCATTGGTCCCATCCTTATCAATCAGGGTCCAATTCCATCCAGCAGATCCGCTTTGCAAGGTCACTGATACACGGCTTATATGGGCCCATGACTTCTGTGTGGGCAAGCGGATATCGCCTGCAGCGATACGATGCACGCCGGTGAATGCCGATGTGTTCACATCGTTCTCCGTCTCTTGAGAAACCTTCCCGATGTAGCTGACCGTGAGACGACGCAGCACACATACGGGAGTAACTCCAGGTCCGGTCAAACTGCCAACCGGAATCGATACGGTCACGCGGCACTTGATGTAGCGGGTGACGACCGGGCCCGCCACAGAAGACCATACAGACCAAGATGAACCATCGGCACTGGTCGCAATTTCAAACGTGGCGACACCGTCAGCGACGATGTTCGCAATCGGCAGCACCGCAACAGTAGTGCCAAGGTCTACGGGAAGCGTGATGTATTGGAATGACGAAACCGGATCCCATACCCACCTTGTCCATCCGGTCCATGAGCCAGGAAGGCTGCTCCAGGTAGCCTGATCGTTTGCCCGCAGAACCAGGTCACTTGACCATGACTCTGTAACGCAGCCAGTCTTGGTGCCTGGCCAGCCAGTCGCATGGTCATCTACAAACTCAATCGCATCGCCAAGCCGCGGATCAGGCAGCGTCGCTGAGATGTACAGCGCTTCCTCAGCCAAGATGCCATACGTGTCGATCGTCTTGATTGCAAAGACGTATGGCCCTGCCAGCAACAAGTTGCTCTCAACTGGGCTTGATGTATGAAAACCATCATCCGTCACGAATGGCTGCATCTGGTCCCAGGTATATGGTCCCGCGCCTTGCAAGTAACGAATGACGTACCCCCGCAGATCTGCAGGCTTGGTGCTTGATCCCCATCCCCATGTGAACTGGCGAGTGCCGTCCGCCTGCGTGCTCACTGTGAAGCTGATCACATTCTTGGGAGGAAGCTTCACCATCTTCCCGGTGATCGTGTACAGGTACTCCGTTGCATCGTCCATGGCCTGCATGGCACCACCAAAGACGTTGTACGAAAGAAACTTCAACCGCACGGTCTTTCCAATCATCGAAAGCGCCAAAGGCTCACTCTTGACGATCTGGTCATCCACACGCACAACCATTGATCCTGTGGTCTTGGCACCAGTAAAAGTGCTGTATGCACCTCGGACAAGACCTGACAGGGTGTACCGGTTAGAGGCGGTCAGCGTGGCATCTGTATAGGCCAGGTATTCAGGTTCACCTCCAACGCCGTCTCGCACGTAGACCAGGCTGTTCAACGCGGCAGCATCCTGAGCTGTAGTGCCAAGCATCTGACCACCACGGCCCGCCAACGCGATATCAATGGACCCAGACGTTCCCGATACCAACGTGGCCATGGCACTGCCATAGCGTGCACCGCCGCGAGCCTCCCCCATACGCTTATAGGTCACGCCATCATCAAGCGATGCCCAGACCTCAGCACCTCCCCACCACTCGCTATTGCCCGTGACGGCGATCCACAAAGCAAGACCAGTCTCGCTAGCCAGCTCAACAGGCGGCTCGAAAACGACAGGTGCTGCGACGGCGCCAGGATCAACGTTGTGATCCAGGACGTAGCCACTGCCAGCTTGCGTCCCATACACAGGCGCGCTGGAAATGCCGATATCCGCCTCCATGGCAGACACCTTGAAGTACTTGCCGTCCTCATCAATTGTCAGGATCCGAACGGGCTTGCGATCCAGGTCCAGGGCGGCATCCGTGATAGTCACCAAGTTCATCGGCAGAAGCCAACCCATCGTCCAGGCCAGGGTGAACTCATAGACGTTGCGCTGCGCCAGCTCTGCCTGGCACAACAAAGCCGCAATGCGCGCACCCAGGTCTGGCTGCTTGACTGCAGGCGCCTTGATCGTCTCCTTCTGCCGGCGGCCATGAACTGCGATGTGAGCTGTGTCCTCATAGGAAACAGGCTCCGTTGCATAGCCGTTTTCCCGGTTCTCGATCTCCAAAACGACGATGTTGTAGCCAACATCGTCACCCTTCACGATCTCGCTCGATCCGGCCTGGCCACGATGCCGCATAACCCTTATCGGAGGTGAACCCTCCTCAGGGAAGAAGTGATCTGCCGTGAGATCGACCAGAGGTGTCGTTGCCGCCGTGTACGTTCGGCCATGCGCGGAGACAGACTCGTCACCCAGCGGCACGAACTGGAGAACCTCGCCGTCCCACACCACATTGGTGTTGGTCAGCTTGAGCAACTCACCCAACCAATCGGCAGCCGATGACTGCTGGGTCATCAGCGGCGACAACCAGATCCCATTGGCCACGCAGTAGTCGCTATACGCAGACAAGCCAGCCACACGCGAGGCATCCCAGCCAACACCCCAGCTCTCGTCCAGCAGCACGTCGGCCACCACAACTGCAGGGTCAGCGTCAACGACTGGATCCACCACGCCAGATACCGTACCCAGCTCAGAGTCTGTAGACACCTCGAAGTTGTGGTTGTAGATCTGCGCTGTGTTCGTGAGCTGATATGCCGGGGAGTAGCAGTAAGCCAGCCGAGGATAGGCCAGCGCCTGATCTGCATGATTCGCCGCCAGCCAGGGCCATACAGCCTGGTCACTCGTGCCATAGGCCAGACTGAGATCGAGCTGGCCAAGTGCCGACACGCTGCTCTCCGCGACCTCGATCTGGTAGTTGATCTCATAGGTGCCTGAAGGCGTCTTGGAATTGAACGTGTAGACACCACCAGAGTGCGTGTATTGGGTAACGCGCTGAAGCTGTGACCAGATCCTGCGTGCCCCATCAGTGGATCGATCGCTCACCCTCATCACCGACACTTCGCCAGCGTAGGATGCCGCCGATGGCACCGTGACCACATAGGTCGACGCCCCAGAAAGAACGGGCACAGTCACCACATGCTTGAGGGTCTTTCTGCGCGTGGTGACAGGAAGGCCCAGCTTGCGCTCCTTACCCTTCCATGCCGACACGACGCCATTGATAGGCCCGTGACCAAGGGCCACGATCACGGCGGCCTCATAGGTGTACGTGATCGACTCCTGCTGGACGCCGCCGCCGCCACCCTTGCCACCCTGCTCGGTCACAGACCGGTGCTCAACAGCCTTGAAGCCGCCGTACCAGATCAGGTTGCAGCTCACCCGGTACCGGCCCCACCCCTTGGGTATGACGGTACCTTGAGACGCGGTCTGGACGCGTATATCGCTCAGCCGCTGTTCGCGCTGCGTGAGCGTCGTTGTTCCACCCATCAAACACTCCCTGAACGATCAACGATGGAGAACCACAGCACATCCCGACCTGCCAATGGCTGATCGGTGATCAGCTGCTCGATCACTGCACCTGCACGCCTCAACGCATGCACAACGACGCCTGACCTCGCATTGCCATCCACAAGCACCGCACCATGGCTGAACGGTCGATCTGACCGGCCAAAGCGGAACAGGCATACATCGCCAGGCTGTGGATCGTCAGTAGGGCAGGCATGCTGCGTAATCCAGCCGAGATAGCGCTCTTCGCTGCGGTGCTGGTGCCACTGAGGGCTGTAGGGCCTGGGCTCGATAGCCGGAATCAGGCCCACAGCGTGATACACGCGCACAAGCAGCATCGCGCAGTCAACGCCACTGCCCTTGACATCACCGAGGTGGTGGTAAGGCGTACCGATCCAGGATCGAACTTCCTGAACGATTTGCTCGCGGATGGTCTGTGTCATGCAATGGTCTCCGCTGGCGGCACGAATGGTGTAGCCCGGAATGCATTGCGGTTGTTGAACCGTCCAACGCAGGTATCCAATGCACGATTGCAGCCAGGTAACACAGAGAACGTGCTACCCACTGCAGGTGCCACAGGTAGCGGGATGGCAAAGGCCATCTGGCCCGATGCATACCGCTTCACTGTTCTCATGACGTTCTGCAATGGACCACTGATGAAGGTCAAAAGCCCCAGATCGAAGTAGCCATCAGGCTGAGTGAGTCCGCTTGTGAAACCCATCAGCCCAGATCGTCCAACCGGCACGCTCGTCACAGCCCCGGTCACGAGCCAGTCCGACTCCTTCAATCCACACTTCGGATCGAACACCTGGTTCAAACATGCAGGCTGATAAACCTCGCGTGGCACCTGTATGTTGAGCGCAGCCGTCGCGCTGCGTGCTATCAGTTCGATACTGCCAGCCGACCAGGCCGCAGGACCACACATCCCAGAGAAGCGCACGAACGAGCCCTTGAACACACCCGCTTCGTCAAAGTAGGCCCACTCCAGCTTCACATCGGCACCGTCAAGGCCGCCCCGCTCAGCAAAGCGCAGCGCAGTCATCCCGTTGATCAGCACACTGTCGTCGACCTGCAGGGTCAGATTCATTTCGCTGGACTGCAGGCCAGCAGACAACGAGATGCTGTCGCGCTCGATACCGGGGCCCTCCGTGAACACACGGCCATCCGGCAGCATGTGGCTACCCGAGCCACTGGTCCATTGCAATGGGCTCAACCCACGCGGCTTGATGGTGATGTAGTCGAAGCGGAAGCACGACTCCCGTTCGGCCGCAACCATCCAGGCGATCAGAGAAGGGTCGATGCTCATCGGTTCACCGTCTCCAGCTCGACGCCAGTGCTGTACAGATCCTTGAGGAACTGGGTAAGGGTCAGCTCAGGACGAGCAAATGCCACCCTGAAGTAAAAGTCACCGGTCCAGTCCAGCGAGGCTCCAACTGCTGGCGCCGTCGTGAAGGTCACCTCGGCGTTGTCGTTGATCGTGAAGGCTGTGGTGGCCACCGACGCCTTGCGTACAACCGGTGCTGCGCAATAGCCAACACGGTCGATGAAGCCTCCACGCGGGTAGACCAGTCTGAAGGTCCTGTCCACGCCATTGCCTACGCCAAACACCTGGGGCGTGGCCACGTTGTTCCACTCCCTGTCACGGAACAAGAAGCTGTCCAGGTTGCCGTGACGCTGCAGGAAGAAGCCCTGCAGCTGGCTCATCTCGGTAAAGCCAAGACGCTGACGCAAGAAGTTGTAGGTCAGCTTCCAGCGCCACACGGGATACAGCCGCTTGCCCATCGAATACCGACGACCAGAGGAAGCGCGGCCGACCATGTTGTCGAACTCGGCAACCGCTTCACGCTCAGCGGCAATGCCGGGCAACGTAGGGAAAACTTGGTTGCTCACCAGCCTGCCCTCCGCGAGCGCTGACGAAGGGCCAGCTCTTGCACGATCGCCGAGCCACCGCCGCCACGCAGCCACTTCTCGACGCTGCGGCCATCGAGCGCGTGGATGTTGATCACCGCACCACCAGCGGCCGCAGCGCCCCCGGCGCCGGCCATACCGCGGATCACATCTGCGTACTTGGCAGGCAGGATCATTTCGCGTGCGTGCGCCTGGACCATGGGGTTCACGCCAGCAGGGATGTCAAACCCACCCTCAGCGGAGAAGACATTCTTGGCGAAGCCCATCACAGCACCAACGGCTGCTACGGCAGCGATAGGCGCGATCACAGGCCCCACATACGGGATGCCCGCCAGCGCCGCGTACACGCTGGCAGCGACGTTCCATGCCTTCATGGCGATCATCTTGATCACGCTGGCAGCCGTGATGGACTCTTCCATGGCCGCACCGGTTGCTGCTGTGGCCACCCGTGTCTCGGTGCCCATGATTGCGGCCAATGTCATGCGGGCCTGGCCCGCTACCCATGCAGCCAACGGCTTGGTGACCATCTCATCGACGAACACGCTGGCAGTGGATGTCCATAGGTTTCGCAGCGTATCCATGGTCGTTTGCTGCTGCATCAACAGACGTGTGGTCTGACCAGAAAGATTTTGCTCGAACGAGTTGATCACGTTGTCAGCCGGTTGGGCCCGATTCAAGTCCTTCTTCCCCTTCAACTCAGAAGACCTGGCTTCATGCTGACGATTCAACTCTTCGATCTGCTGAAGCACCCTCTTGTGTTCCACGGGGTTTTTGTCAAAGTCATTTTCATAGACCTTTTTCCGCTCCTCCAGTGAGTTCTTTTTGATCTCCGTTATCCGGTCTTCGAAGGATTGCTCCAACGCCAAACGCTCACGTTGCGTCATCAGGCCAAGCTGCAATGCCTGATCAGCTTCCTGCCTCTCAATTTCGACGGCGGCAATTGAGGCGGCTTCACGGGCGCTGCGAACGTCATCATCCATCTGGCGCTGCCGATCAGATGCATGTTGCTTGATCTTGACAACATCCTCTTGCGCCTTGTAGTACTCCTTCGACTCCGCGCCAAACTGTTCCTTAGCCTTTTCAGCTATCTGATCTGCCAACTCCAACTGCTTGTCCGTGTTGTTTCGCCACTGCGCCAGCTCAAGCCGCAGAGCGCCCACCTTGTCGTCGTATAGATCACGCTGCCGTTTGCGCTCCTCGTTGTCAGCCCGAGTCTTCTCTGCAGCCAGCCGGCGGGCTTCGGCCGCAGCATCCTTGGCAGACTTCGCTGCCTTGCCATCCGCCGCAGCATCGATGCGACCAGCCAGCGCGCCTTCAACGGGGCTGGCCTGGCCACCTGGCTTGGAGCCACCGGCATCCTTCTTGGCAGTGAGGCTTTGCAATGCGGCCGCCAGCGACTTGACCTTGGCTTCCGCCGCGACCAGGTCGGCTTGCAACTGCTGTGCAGACTTGCCGGCCATCAGGTAGCCACCAATGCCATGGCTGGCTTGTGATGCAGCCAAGGCCTCCTTGATGCTTTGCACCGCCAGCTTCGCCTTCTCCAGCTCGGCCGTGGCGTTCTCCACGTCGCTGCCCGCCCCCAGAAAGCCCAAGGTGGGACCAAAGCCAGCAGCGGAAGCGACGGTCTGCAGCGTGCCCTTGAACAGGCCTGCGCGCCGGTTGTTCTCCAGCCATGCTGATGCCAGCGCATTCAGCCCTGGCAGCATCTGCGTCATGATCTGGTTGTACAGGCCTTCCTGCGTCGCCTTCAGCTTGTCAAGTTGGTCCTTGAGGTCACCAGCGGCTGCACCAGCCTCATCGCTGATCGTCACGCCAAGGCGGTTCGCCTCATCACGAAGATCTTCAATGCCTTGGCGGGTCAGGTTGATCAGAGGCAGAAGCTGGGGGCCCAACTTCTCACCGAAGATTTCCATCACAGCAGCAGACTTCAGAGTCTGGTCCTGCACACCTGAAAGCCGATCAATGAGCTGCATCAGCACCTGATCGGCACTCATCAACTGGCCCGATGCATTGCGCATCTGAACCTGCAGCGTGTCCACCAAAAGCGACTTCATTTTGTCGTCACCACTGGCAGCCTTGACAACCGCTTCGTTCACCTTATTGAACACCTTGACCAGGCTTTCCGTCTCGATGCTGGCGAAGCGACCCGCGTAGGCCCACTCAGAAAACACCTTGGTGGACACGCCCGCCTTCTGTGCGGCCTCATCCATGGCATCAGCCATGTCAAGCTGAGCCTTCACGCCGCTCATGAAAGCCGCTGCACCAAAGGATGCACCAAGGCCTGCAATCACACCCGTCAGCTTGGCAGCACTGTTCCGCATCGAGTCGTTGGCTTTCTGGATACGGGCCATGGCGCTCTCGCCGGCACTGCTCACCTTCTCGAACGCGGTCACACCACCGTTGGGATCACCCTTGATCCGTACCGTCAAGTCATCAGACATTTCTTGCCCTTTCAGTGAACGAGACCAGCGGCAACAAGCTGCTCGATCTCGGCTTCGATCTCGTCATCCGACCAGTCCTCTTGAGGGCCTTCTGATGGCTCGATCTCCATATAGGCCTGAACCATGGCCTGAACAGGCGGGTGCAGCCGGTACTGATCCTGCAGCGCCTTCAGGCGCCGCATGTCAAGCTCCTGCTCCCACCTGTCCCAGCTGCCACCGAGTTCGGCCACCACGCCAGCGACGATGTCGTCAATGGTCAGGTTTCGGCTGGCCCGACCGCCGCCGCCGCCAGACGCTTTCCCAGAGCGGCCATCAGGCTTGCCTCCTGTTCTTTCAGTCGGGCATAGGCCTCCAGCAATTGCGGATAGTCCGCCTGCTCTTGCAGATCCATGCGGGTGATCTGGGGGTAGTTGCGCGCCAACGTCTCGCACACCACGTCCAACAGCAGATCCTGTTCGCTCAGTTCGTCATAGCCTTCGGCCATGGCGCGGCGCGTGGCGATGTCCTTCTTGCGCGTGGCAAGTGTCATCGGTGGCAGCACATAGGTCGTGCTGCCCAACTGGATCTGGACGCCCTCATGGGCGACCAGCTTGCTTGTGCTTTCACTGGTCGTCATGTGCTACCTCACGCGCCACGGAACAGTTCAAACACCTTGCCAGCGGAGTTGGCAAAGCCCTTGAAGGCGCCTTCAGGCATGGTGTGCTCGTTCAGCTTGAAGCCAAAGCTGGCCGACTCGAAGCTGGCATTGGCCAGCCGGAAGCCAAAGGTCTTGTTCGTGCGGCTGGTCTTGTACAGCAGCAGGCTGCAATACACGCTGTCGCCAGCCAGGGTGTTGTTCACCGTGTAGGTTTCGCCAGTGGTCACTTCCTTCATGTAGGTGAACAGTGGCGCCGAGCCGTTCTCGGTCGCGTTGAAGGTGTAGACACCCGTGGTCTCGTTTACCGCGTACTCACCCACGGCCGGCGTGGCTGCCACACGGCGATAAGGCTTGCCAGTCGAAGCATTGACCACGCCATAGTCTTCATCAAAGTCAGCAGCACCAGACACAGTCACCGCCGCTGCTGTGATCACACCCACTTCACCACGTACCAGGATCTTCGTGCCAGTGGTTCGCGTGGCAGCAATGAAGTTCTCCATCATCCATGCCGGATCCAGTTCGCCCGACTTGTACTTGCCAGAGATCGACTCGTTGCCGCTGGCCACGTCTTCGGCGTACTTGTTCTCGCCGAACAGTTCCTTGTTCTCGCGCTTCAGCTCGATCGACACGTCCTGGATGACCGCAATGCGGCGCGGAGTGGGGTTGCTGCCGATGGCCTTGATGTAGACCTCGGCGGAGTGGAAATACAGGTTGTCTTTGCTGGCCATGCTGGCTCCTTCAGTAGGTTAGGGAAGGTCAAAGCAAGGAGTCACGGTCATGCTCGAAGGCAATCCCGTACTCGGCTTGCAAGTCACACACCGACTCTTCGGAATCGATGTAACGGAAAGACTCGGTACCCAGCTCAAGCTGGACAGAGCCGTTGTTCAAATTGGCGTAGCGCATCAGCGCCTGGTGCAGCTTGGCCAACAGCTCATGCGCGGCACGTCCAGGACCAGAATTGCCCGCTGTTCGCACGATCACCAGCACCTTGCCGTCACGCCCCTGAACCTCTCCGCCAAGATCTGATGGATCGGTCAACCGCGGCTGAATGCACACAGCTGGCAACGCGCCGATATCGAAGGGCAGCACGCGCTCCACGTCGATGCGATCGACCAGTTCTGGAACAGTCAGGCCAGCGGCTTTCATGTCGTCCAAGATGGAAAACAACCTGGTGGTCATACGGGCTTCCCGAGTCGAAGGGTGGCAATGCGGCCGCAGCCGCTGTAGCTGACTGGATGGCGCACGGGATAGGTCGTGCCATCGATGTCGATCTGGCTGTGCTGCGCGATGCCTGCAGCATCAACAGCCGCTGCTGGCGCGGTGAAGCTGTGCTCGCGCACCATCAGATCCGCCTGATCAAACGACTCCATGCGAGATGGCTGATTCAGGTGCCCCTTGAAGGCAGGCGCAGCACCAAACGTGCAGGTTTCGCCATCCTCAAAGAAGATGGCCAGGTCTTCGTCAATCACTTGAGAACCCTCCCGAGGCGACGCCTGAACGCGCTCTCGTAAGTCCGATTGATGGCGGTAACAGCCAGGCGCTGGAAGTCGATGCGCTTGCTGTAGGTCGGCATGCGCTTGCTCCACAGGAACACAGGCTTCACATTCGATCCATGGATGCCGGACCGAGACCAGATGCCAGCAGCCAGGTGCTGCTTGCGGCCGTTGAATTCACCTCGGCCCTTGCTGACGAAGTACTCCACGCCGTTGATCGTGGCGTGGCCCTTGTCGCTCACGCCACGATTCGCAATCTTGGCTTTGCGCTTGTCGCCCATGTTGGCGCGATAGCCCTGCTCACCAAAGGCGCGAAGATAGCTCAGCAACTGCACGATGAACGCACCCTTGACGTTGCCATAGGCGTCTATATGGGCTGGGTCAATCCCATCAGCGGGGACGGCGGCCATGCCTGCAGGCAAGATGCCCGCACGCTGCAATGCCACCTCGAACCGCTTGCTTCTGCGAACACCACCCCGGGCTTGGGCCAACAGGATCTTTGCAGGATCCACGCCCTTGCCGCCCATGTAGCGGGGCCACACCGTGGCCACCACTCTTTGGTCGGTTGCTCGCTCCACCCAGACGCTTCGAACCAGATACGGGGTCACGCGGTCAAATGCGCGTTGCATCTCGTTCTGAAGGTCTGTTCGCAGCTCGAATGCCACATCGTTGATGGCATTGACCTGAGCACGGGCCATCCGTTCAGGAGCGCGCTTGAGGGCCTTGATGGCGCCCTCCCAGCCGTCCAGATCGATACGGATGTCCATGCTCAGATCACCCCGTTCACTTGACCACGTTCTGGAACAGGTAGCCTGCGATGGCGCCGGCCAGCACGGGCTTGCGCACATCCGTCACCGGCACGATTTCAGACTTCGCGTTCCGATCGATGTAGGTCTCTTCGACGAAGGGGTAGTCCTGGAGCTGGTAGGTGTAGCCGTAGGCAGGCGAGCCACCATCGGCGAGAGTGGCCACTTTGGTGTAGGCCAGGATGGCATCCACGCCCCAGATGTCCTTGAAGCCGGTACCGTCGTAGTAGGTACCGTCACCCACCACCACACGTTCCACATCCAGGGCGCGGGCAATCTGCTCCAGCGTGGCCTTCTTGATGTCGTTGTCACGCAGCGTAGCGATGATGTCCGGGTGAGTCGCCAGGGCCGTAGCAGCCTTCGGGGACACGGTCAGCGTGTCAGGGAACATGCCGATCTGGCCACGGATGGCATGGCGTGCAGCCGTGACATCGCCCACAGGGTCACTGGTGGGATCGTCCCATTGAGTGGCACCCGTGGAGTAGATCTTTTTGTTCGATGCGCTGTAGGACGCGGCCGTGCGGGCGATCAAGGCAGCTTCGTTCTCACGCTCGATGTCCATGCGACGCTGCACGCCACGGATCGTGCGCTGGTACAGGTCGATGCCAGCCGTCCCAGCCTCCTGACCCAGCTCAACTGGGATAACGCCTTCCAGCGAGAAGTCGGTGAGTGAATAAGACGCGCCAGAGTGGCCGAATTGCACGCGCTTGGTCGCACCGCCAGGTGCACGAGCGCTGTTGACCAGGCGGAAGTCATCGGCGCCGAATTCGATCACAGTGCCGCCACGGGCCGTCACCGGCACCACGGGGAACAGGATGTTCGCGATGGGTGCGAACTGGAAGTTGTAGCCACGGGCTACGGAGGTCAGGACCGAATCAACTACGCGGGCCGTCTTGGAGGTCATTTGGGGCATCTCTTGCTCCTTTGATTCAGAGAGGTTTACTTGGGCTGATCAGTCAGAACTGAATCAGGCGTTCGGGATCAGGAAGACCTCGACAAACTCACCAGCGCCGGCGGCCGTGGTGAGTGCGGTGCCGACCTTGGTGTTCGTGGAGTCATGCGTCACGACACGACCAGTGGCGTCAACCTTGACCGGACCAATGGCCACAGCACCACCGGATTCAACGGCCACGGTACCCAGGACATCGACCGGGATCAGATCGTTGGTAACGGCAGCGCTGCGAGTCACACCCAGGGCAGGGCCACCCGCTGTGGGGTAGGTGCCATCAGGTTTGATGAAGCGGCTTGCGGCCAGGGTGGCGCCGGCAGTGCGGGTCAGGCACAGCAGCGAAATGGCTGGAGTAGTCATATCGGTTTGCTCCTTAAAAAGCAGGGTTGAAAATCAGCTGTGCGCTGAGGGATTACTTGTCGAAGCCCAGTTCCTTGTAGGCAGCAGCGAAATCGATGCCCTTCTCGGCGGCATAGGCGCTGGCTTCAGCCGCCTTCTGATCGCGGGTCTTGGCTTCGCTGCCGCTGTTCGCTGCAGCTGCTGCAGCGCTAGCGCTACCGGCTGCTGCCTGGGGTGCATCAGCGAAGTGACTTTGAGCTGCCTGGCCCATCTGGGCACGATGAGCTGCCAGCACTTGCACAGCGGCTTCGGGGCCAGTGGTCTTGCCATCGAACATCAGCGTGTTGATCAGATTCTCGTGACCGGCCATGGTCTGGCTTTGCACGTCCAGGATGCGCTGGCGTTCGGCTGCGGCGCCATTGGCCTGGAACTCGGACTGCAGGGCAGCAAACAGCGAGGGATTGCCCTGCTGCAGGCTGTCCTTGTTCAGGCCAGCAATGGACTGCTGAACGGCTGCGGCGATGGCTGCCTGGTTGGATTCGGGTGTCAACATGGTGTTTCCTTTCGCAGAAATGAAATCGGGCTCCGTGGAGCCCGATGTGGTGGTTGCCGAGATGGCCTTGGGTCGTGACCCTGGTGGAGTCGAAACCACCGAGCCAGGATCTTTGGACAGCTGGTCGATCAGCTCGTTGAGCGACTTGTAGCCGTCCACGAGACCCGCATCGATTGCCTGCTGGCCGATGAAGACACGGCCATCGGCCATGTCGGAAAGAACCTGATCGACCGAGACGCCACGGTGATCCGCGACGGCATTGACGAACAGGCTGTAGAGGTAGTCCACCGTGGCCTGCATGTGCTCACGGCCAGCCTTGCTCAGCGGTTCGTACTGCGTGGTGATGCGCTTGTACTTGCCAGCCGTGATCTCGGTGGTCTTGATGCCCATGGCTGCTTCGGCTTGCGAGGTGTCACGGTGCCCCATGACGACACCAATGGAGCCCACGTTGACCGTGGGGCCGCTGATGTAGATCGCGCTGGCTGCTGAGCCCAGCCAATAGCCGGCGCTAAGCATCTGGCCATCGGTGAAGGCCACCACCGGCTTCTTGGCACGCGCCTGCATGATGGCTTTGCCCAGCTCCGGCGTACCGAGGGTGGATCCACCTGGCGTGTCCAGGTACATGATCACAGCCTTGACAGAGGGATCTGCAACAGCCTGCTCCAGGTCGAGCTGGACACGCTGAGTCGATATGCCGCCGCTCACGTCCATGAACAAGGAGGCCTTCGGCGCGATGATCCCGCTCACGGGGATCACGGCCACACCGTTGATGACCTCGAACGGCTTGGGCTCATTGTTGAGCGGACGACCAAGACGGGCTTCCACCGCAGCCAGGTCAACACGCTCGCCACGCAGGTGGATCGCGTAGACCTCCTGCAGCTCGACCAGCTTGTCGGGGAGGATGGCCCAGGGGCCACTGACGATATCGAATAGCTTGCTCATTGAATAGCCTTTGATGGGCAGAGTGCCTTGATTTGCTGAGTTGTCATCCCAGCGCGGCACGCGGACCAGGCGTCCCACAGCGTGGTGCATGGGTCGGCTTTAGCGTACTTGTCGCGCATCGTATTGAGCGGGCTACCGCTGCCACTGATCAGCAGCGCGGCCCAGTCGGCACGCATCTGGTCAACGATGGCAGAGGTCTGCACCACCGCGATCTGGATCTTCGAGCCGCACGACCACACAGCACAGGACGACTGTTGCCCGACGCTGATGATGGCCGCGCTGTCCTTGTACCCGCCGAACATCTGCGCAGGGCGGCAGTCGTACCGACCCAGGGCATGCGCCTGAGTGCACACCAAAAATAGGGCGAGGGCTGCGGTTAGAGCGGTCAACATATTCTCAAGGGCGGTATTTAC